TAGACTTGCAAAAACTGGAAATTTATATATTGAAATTGCAGAAAAAAGCGATAAAAACAAAAAGAATTATTATCCTAGCGGTATATATCGAAGTGACAATACCTGGCTTTATATAATTGGCAATTATGATGAAATTTATTTACTCAGCAAAAGACAATTGCGGATGATATATGAAAATGAAAATAAAATGAAAAACTTTAGGAAAGTTCAGACTGCAACGTCTCAAGGGTTTTTAATACCAGCAAAATATGCAGAGGGTACATTAGCATTAAAAATTATTCGTTGTGAAGAGGGAAAAGTTATTTCTATTTGACGTTTAACAAAAATGAGCATAATATTAAAGTAAGAGGATTTGCTCATAGAGCGTGAGCAGTAAATAAAGAAAGCTCATACGAGAAGATTTGCTCATAAAGCGTGAGCAAGTAAATAAAAAAAATGCTTACTGAGAAGATACAGGATGACGAGCAAATGTCACCAGGTTCATACCCTGGAGTATGCCGGTTCAAATCCGGCTCCTGTCATTATGGTTGGCATAGCTTAATGGTAAAGTGTCATTAATAGCATACAGGAGAATGGAGATAAAGGTTTGAACCCTTTTGCTAACTCCGTACAATTTTATGAAAGTGAGTAGAATATGAACCCTGAATTAATTAAAAAGGATAATGAAAACCAATTAGATTATATTAAAAGGTTAGTAACTGGTAAGTTAATTAATCGTGATATAGCTGAGGATTATGCTGAATTAAGTGAATTGGTTTTTGGAAAAGGAAATAATTTTAATTCATCGGAAGTTCGAAAGAGATTTTACGGAATAAAGAGAATATTTGATATTCTTGATAGTGAGCGATTATTTAGTATAACTGATAGTGAAGTGTTAAAAAAAATAGAACAAGAAAAATTGAGCCTTCAAAAAGAAAAGGTTCGGCTTCAGGATCAGAGGAGAGAGTATAAGAAGCTTATAACTATTGATGCCAGATTTGAAGCTTTGTTGGATGAGGTCAACAAGGTTGTTGATGATCTAAACTTACATAAGCCATTGCTGCATACTTTCTATGGTGATAGGTATGTTCCAGTTAACAATGATGGTGTATTGCTTTTAAGCGATTGGCACAGCGAATCACAAGTCGATAATTTCCTCAATAAATTCAATAAAGAGGAATTCCTTCGGAGAATAAAATTACTTACCCAAAAAACAATTGAATATGGCAAATTTCACAAAATTAAAACTTTACATATATTTGAGCTTGGCGATCTATTAAATGGATTTATACATGTTGGTAGCCGTGTGGCTAATGATGAACTTACAGTTACTCAGACTATGATTGTGTCAGAGGTGCTGGCAGAAATGCTAAGTATTTTTGGAAATACATTTGAAAAGGTTAACTTTTACCATATATTAGATAATCATAGTCGTGTTTTTGCTAATAAAGATGAATCTGTTATGGGTGAAAGTTTTGCTAGGTTTATTCCCTGGTACTTAAAACCAAGGTTAAATGAATTTGATAATATTCATATTCTTGAGGATAATTCATTAGATGAAGAGATTATTGTAACAGATGTTTGTGGGCAAACTATATTTGGTGTTCATGGACATTATGATAAATTAGATTCTGTTGTTGGTGATTTGGCTCTTATGATTAAGAAGATACCGGACTATGTATTTGTTTCACACTGGCATCATAATATAGAAGACGAATTTCATAGTTGTGAATTGATAGTCAATCAGTCTTTAATTGGTTCGGATGATTATTCAAAGCGAATTAGAAAGACCAGCAAACCAGCACAGAAATTTATGATATTTAATGAAGATGTTGGTCGTCTTTGTACTTATAATATTAAGTTAAAGTGATTAATTCAAATATAATATAATTAGGAAGTGATAATATGGGCGATTACAATCCAACTTTCAGGAAAGATGAAAAAATAGTAGATGGAACATTAGTTGAAACATTTTATATTGATGATCATGAAGTTGCACAGCATACATATTATTCACTATTGGAAGACTTATACAGTGTTGATAAAAATGTTTTAAATAAACCGACTCCGCCTCCTATACCAAAAATAGAAGATAATTTACCTCCACAGGAATTGGAAGCCAGAAAACAGATAGAGGAATTCGGAGCTATAGTTTTAAATACTCTTTTAAGTGTTAATGGATACGAAGAACAGTTGGAGTATTTATTGGAAGAATTGGAATTCCAGTATAAATCAGGTTATTACTTAGGTCAAACTGATTTATTGGAAGTGTATGCAGATAGTACAAAGAAAAGCAAAAGGATTGTAAGGGATGCATATGAAGATTTGGTTGCTGCATACAAAGATGATAGTAAGTAAGCCGTAAGGCTTATTTTTTTTGAGGAATAAAAGGTGATGAAAATGATAAAACCAAATCCAAAAAGTGCGGGCAGACCGAAAAAACCAATAACGGCTGCTCAGTATTTAAGGAAAGTAAGCGAACGCTCGAAAGAGTGTGCGAAGTGTGGAAAGGTTAAAAAGTTAAAAGAGTATTACACAAATAGGGCTTGGCAAAACGAGTTATATCGAGATTGTTGGTGTAAAGTTTGTACTAATAATTTTTGTGTTGATAAAACTTCATTGATGGAATATTGCGGTAAAAATAAACGGATATTCAATGAGCAATTGTGGGAAAAGGGTTTGGAGCTTTCAGAAAAAAGATTGAAGAAAGATCCGAAGTATAAAAGTGGTGATCAATTAGAAAGAGATGTCATGTTGTTCAAAGGTGCAATTAGACACTACTTACAGGTTATGCATATAGGTTCTGGCGTTGTTTCTAAGATTGATGATGAATCTGAAGGCGCACTTGAGTTAATTGCACCATTGGATGTTAAAAAAGATCCTGACCAGATTATAAAGCCTGATGAAGAAAAACATTACAGTTTAAAATGGGCCGGATATTTTACGACAACCGAGTTGAATTATCTCGAAACTTACTTTGAAGGATTGCAGCGCGACTTCAAATTGGAGAATGTGGCCTATATGGATTATGCCAAGAAGGTTACAAAGGCTAGTTTGGCTGCCGATAATGCTTTTGCTGAAATGATTAATTGTAGACCAGAGGAACGAAAAGAAGCGGAAGCTAGATATAAAACACTACAAAAAATATTTGATGATTTGTCACAATCTGCTAAATTTGCAGAAAAGACTAGAACAGAAAATGATGCGGTTGGATTAAGCAATTTGGGCGAAACGATTAAAAAGCTTGAAAACACTGGATTTTTACAAACTAAGATTACATTTGAAAAGGATGATATAGACTTAATACTAGAAGATTACCGATGGATATTATCGTCTATAGGTGAAGATTTCTAATGGCATTAAACTTTTCACGAAAAAGACAGGCGGTACAGTCTGGTAAGTATTTAGATCCTAGTTGTGCAGAAAGTCACAGTGTAGCAAGGCAAGCCCTAATTGAAAATCCTGAAGAATGGGAAAAGCAGATTTGGTTCTGGCGTTCCCATTTGGATATATTTGTAGAAGAATATTTTTCAACACCTGACAAACCGGTCAGGTTTTTTCCTTTTCAGAAAGTTTTAGCCAGGGCGGTATCAGACTGTATCATTATAGATGATGTTGAGAGCCGGTCGTTAGGTAAGACTTTTAAAATGGCTCTTTTATTAAGTGCATTAGCAGTACTTTATCCAGGCAATAAAATACTGGTTGTTTCTAAGACTGTACGACAAGCTTTGCTTACAATCAGATATATAGATTCTCTTGCCGGTGATAACATTAACTTGTCAAGAGAAATTAACCATCCAATCCGAATGCAAAAGGATCAAGGTATGGTTAAGTTTAAAAATGGTTCTGAAATTGAAGCATTGGCTATGAATACAGATGGAAGTAATATTCGTGGACTTCGTAAAAAGATAATTTATATCGATGAAAGCGCATGGGTTAAAACCGAGGTTGTTCAATCAGTCCTCTTCCCTATCCTGCAATATAAAAGGGATATTTATTGGAAGTATGCCGGTAAAGGATTTGAGGATTTTGATTCCAAGCTAATCCAGACAACATCTGCATATCTAAAATCATGTGATTATTATCAAAGGCTTAAAAATACGCTTAAAGACATGAAGAATGGTGATAAGACCAAGTTTGCTTGTGCCTTGAGCTATAAAACGGGTGTTCGTTGTGGAATTATAGATGAGAATTGTGTACTAACTCAAAAGAACCAGATGCCGGAAAGCTCGTGGCAAATGGAGTGGAACGCAAGATTTATTGGAAGCACTGAAAATTCATATTTTCCGTATGATCTTACAGAACCATGTCGAAGGTTAGAGCATGTTGAAATTGTGCAACCTAAAGCAAGTAAGTCAAGATATATATTGTCATGTGACGTTGCGACATCGGCTTCAACATATGCTGATAATGCTTGTATATGCGTATTAAAGATATCAGAATTGGCTAATGGTACATTTAAAAAGTATCTGGTATTTATAAGATCATATCATGGGTATCAATTGGAAGCTTTAGCAAATGAAATAAGGGTAACATGTTGTAGATTTCCGAATATTGAAAAGGTTATCATCGACGTTAATGCTCTTGGTGAAGGCGTTGTAAGTCTTTTAAACGCTCCGTTTGTTGACA